GATACCGTACCATCACTGACGGCGTGCCAATGAAATGAGAAGGGTGAGGCACTACCCCAGTCACCAGACATGAAGTGCATCCAGTGGGCCGGTATGTCGAAGGGGTCAATGACGTGTTCTGCCGTAGAGAACTCGGGGAAATACGCGCCAGTGATGACATTCCAATCACCCTCCAGCCATGCCTTGACCAACTCCGGGGAACCGACCTCGCGTAGTCGAGCGATATAGCCGGGATCATTCTGTAGCAGTATCTTGTTGTCCGTCACCTTTGCAGGTATGAACATCCTTGTATTACCTTCGGGTGTCGTCAATAGCTGAAACCCCGCAGGGTAGTGGTCTATAAAGTAACTCTTTACGGCGTGATGCCCCGGCCCACCCGGATTGGCAGTAGCGCGTATTCGCAGGAACTTGACCTTCGGGTCAGTACTCCGCAAGCATGCTTTAATCTTCTTGTAGCTGTTCAGGTTGGGCCAATTACCCAATTCATCAAACCCAATCCACGCGTATTCGTGACCTTGGTATAGGTCAGCGTCAGCCTCGGCGTCTATGTGGCGTAGCTTTAAAGTAGCTCCCGTAGGGAACGTAAACGTCCGATCACTGATCTTCCAAGTCGCGCCTAAGGGGACATACATCTCCTTGGCTTGCTTGACCAGTTCCTCCAGTTCGGGATAGCTGCGTCTGAAAAGTATTCCCGCCCATCCCGGCCCCTGTTCGATGTCCTGTAGGTAGTCGCCTAGCAGGTACGAAGATTTTCCACCGCCTCGCGCACCACCATACAACAGTTCCAACACAAAACGCGCAGATACCGCTAAAGATTGCGGCCCCTCCTGTGGTTCCCATACCTCACTCACCTAGCACGAACTTTCTAAAGCCGCGTTCAGCAGCCTTTTCATCTTTCATACCGCACTCGAAACACACTTCCTCACCTTTAGGCCCGTATGGCCTAGTTTCTGCTTCTTTACCGCACAGTTCGCACTTACCATCCGGTTCCGCCTCTATGACCCCAAGTGTACTCATGCTTCCAGCCCTTGTTTAGCCTGTATAGCCGCAGCCAGCACGACCATTACAATCTCCCTGCATTGCTGCATCGGATCGTCGCTGCTAGGCGGGTTAGCTGTCATATGCTCATACAGAGCTACCGCAGTAGGCTCTAGGATCGTATTGATCCGCTCTTTGCTAATATCACTCAGGTCCATCTTCCCACCGTTTCAGCGCGTCCATAAAAGATAAGTCAGGCACTATCTGAGTACCATACTCCCCCTGTGTAGCATGGGCACCTACACGAATAGCAGCCCAGTAGGCTACCTTACGTGGTAAATGCCATGCTATCCACATGACAATCTTTTCCATCACCCCTCACCAGCCCGCTCATTGTCGAAGTCGTCGGCGTCCACATGTTTGGCTACCTTGTCACGCCAATGCTGTACACCCTGCTCCTGCATCTGCGCCAGCCGGTCCTCTTGCCGTAGCTCATTCTCACTCGGCTGGTATATTGGCTCACCCAGTACAGCAGCACCCTTCGCCATGTACCCCGCCTTCTTCTGCGCTTCCTCTATCTCCTGCACCCGTCGCTTCTGGTCGCTCCACGCCTCCAGTATGACCTCGCAGGACATTTCCAGAAACTCAGTGAAGTCTTTAAAGTATACCTCCCGCTCGTTGGCCCCTTCCGGCCCGTATACTTCATACGGATGGTTGAACCCCACGACGATACCGTTCGCTATTTCCCTCACCTGAAAATTCACTTGCATGGCTTCCTCCTAGTTACTAAAATACACGGTAAGCATAAGCACGGACAAACCCAAGATCAGTAGTGTCAATAGCCCGCACCCTAACCATCCCGGCTCATCCCACTTATAGGACATCAGGCAGGCCCCCGCTAGGCCGCATCAGTACATACGCCGCCTTAGCTGCATCACTCACCTCACTATACTCAGCATCCTGTACATTCTCAGGACTTGGCAGCGCCTTCTGCTTATGCTCCAGCCATTCTTCGTAGTTAGCCGCCCGTGGCATGATCGCTACATTGACAGTCAGCCCCCTAGGCCCACTTTCGTCGCTCTGATACCCCGGCACCCGTGCCTTGAGCATCGTCTGCAAAAGACCGTCACTATACACTACGCGACTTCCTACCACCTCCCCCTTAAAGTATATATCTTCCTCGACACCGAGTACAGCGCGTCGGTAGGCTTCGCTCTCCAAAGACGCATATCCGACTAACTGAGCAGCTTTAATGGTACTGGCGACCTCAGGGTCAGCCAGTTTCCACTGGTACAGATCATACGGATTAACACCTAGGGATCGGCAGGCTCGTACTAGATCGCCTGCATTCTCGCAGACGGCCTTTTCCAGCGCATCCAGAGCTTGTTGTGTCCTCGGTAACATCGGGCTATTTTCCCCTTGGGGGAATTGTTTGTCAAGGGGGGTGGCTGGAATTTTTTCGTACTAGTATACGGGCGGTAGCTTTTATACAGTATAACTTATACTAATTAATTTTGTAATTTATGTATGTGATCGCGGGGCGTAGGAGCGCCGCCGCCCTGCCGCTCGACCCGGTGGCGGGGGTAGGGGGGTGGGTAACAATATATCGTATCATTCACGCTAACCCCTTGAAAACAAAGGGTTTTCTGGGCGCGTCGGATCAATCCGTCAGTTACTTTAAAGCACTCGCACTCAGAGCCACGGCGAGCCGGATACGTCCGTCACAACGGATAGGTACGTCATACCGGATTTGTCCGTCACGGATTTGTCCGTCAAGTATACCCTGCCTGCCGCATAGGGTACTTTAAAGCATCGGACCTATCCGTCACCCGAGCATGCTCATACAGGCCTAGGTGTACCACTGTATTAAGACAGTGCTACGCATTTAACATAATGCCCCTTATCGGACTGATAAGCAGGCTCATTATAAGCATCGGTTGACCAGTATGTGACCCCTCAGGGCCTCGCAGAGTAACCTTAAAGCATCAGGGCAATACAGGGCGCGTCTGAGCCTGACAGAGCCTTTAAAGGCCCTCAGTATGTCAGAGTATTATCAATAACGGTTCAGAGCTTAATGATAAAACTCAAGTCATCCTGTACGCTATAGTATTATCAATAAGCCTCGCGCGTAGGCCCGGACGCGACTCCGACCAATAATAATCATACTATAGGTATACAGGGCTAATTTATACTCAGTTTATACTGTAACCCCCGTTAGTATTATTATGATTATTAGGGATAGCCGGGTTTTAATTACTCGATAACCCTAGTCGGGAACTAGAGATCACCCAATTCGCTTAATGATAATAGTTCGCGATACCGTATATTCACACTCTATTGCGAACCAGTATCAATAACCGACAGGCCCTTTAAAGGCCCTCAGTACAAAACCAGAACCCTGCATGTTCTGTATGCGTTCCATGCACGATTATACTTGACTGTGACAAATCGGTCACAAGTATGCGCTAACCCCTTGAAAACATACAAGAAAATCCTGACAGGCATAAAAGTTTCCTAGTAGGAAATGCCCCGTAGAGCCGTTTTAAGCCGTTTCTAGAGGGGTCTAGGCTCTGCCTATGTCCGAGTACCTTTTGCCCCTGTTTTCGCGCTGTACGGGGTTTTCACGTTCTGTTCCAAATACCGGATTTGTCCGTCAAACATGCGTTGTACAAAACGGCAGGCGCGAGGCCCTGACCCGATACAGGCGAGCCTGAGGGGCCGTGCAGAGCATGCTAGAGCCTGCCCCCTGCCCTCACGTATACGCGCGCACCCGTTCAAGAATGCCTAGCAAAACAACGCTTGACCGAGGGGGGCGGCATGTGCTTAAAGCATGCCACGGCAGGGGCCGAGGGGGGCGCTTGTGCTTCCCGCCCCGCCAGCATGAAAGGTCACGACAATGCAAAACGTACAGAACGCCACGGCCCTGACCCCCGTTACCGAGGCAGAACAGAACGTCCGGGAAGCTTGGCTGAACGGGTTTGTAGACCGCGCCCGCCCATACTTCGAGGCGGCAGGCGCACCCATACCGCTCATGACCCGAGTATCAATCGGGTTCACCTCTGCCGGTCACGCCTCGCCGGTCATCGGTGAATGCTGGTCAAACGAGGCAAGCGAAGACGGTCACTTTGAGATTTTCCTGAACCCGACAACGCAGTCGGATAGCAGGCTCGCGGACATACTGACCCATGAGCTTTGCCACGCCGCCCTTGGCATGGCTGAGAACCACGGCAAGGCCTTTAAAGCACTCGCCACGGCCCTAGGCCTGACCGGCCCTATGCGTTCCACCATCGCGGGCGAGGGTTGGTACAATTGGGCGGGTCCGATACTCGCAGAGCTTGGCCCTATGCCATACGCCGCCTTGCGTCCGGGCATGAAACCGCCCCGCAAGAAAAAGGTCACGTATACGCTCAAGACCGAGTGCCCCGAGTGCGGTTGGCTCGCCCGAGTGACGGCCCGCCATATCACCCCGCATTCGCACCTGAATTGCCCCGTGCCTGACTGTGGCGGGGTGCTGGAGGTAGAGGCCCCCTCTGACCCCGAGTAGACAACGGGGGGCGGGTCACACGGCCCGCCCCTACGGTCGCCCCTGCCGATACAGGCGCGACCGTAGGGCATTCTCACCCTACTGAATGAAAGGTCACACAATGAAGCATACACCGTCCCACCTGCCTAACGTGCATGTTCCTGCCCTGCCCTCAGTCGAGGCGACAGACGCAACGGTTATGAGCATGTTGGACAATCTGGCGAGCCTGTACGGGGGCCTAACCCGGTTCATCCCACAGAACGCAATCTGGACCCGCGAGATGCAGGCGGCAGGGCGCGAGCTTGCCACGGCCCTAGGCCTGAACCCTGACCGCGCCGCCCTGCTACGGGATCGCGAGCTTTGGGACTTCTACGTGACGGCCCGCAAGGCCCCTGAGGGCGGCAGGCGTATGGCTCGCAAGCTCAACGGCCCCTCAGTCGTTCCCCCTGCCGGTTTCCCCGCCACGCAGAGGGCGCTACGCTGGAGGCCCGCGAGCTTGTGCGCCTCGCCCTCGCCTCAGTCCCTGCCCTTGTACAGGCAGAGGCCGAGGCCCGCCTGCCGCGCCGCATTGAGGTAGTCACGCAGTCCGCCCCGCCGGTCAGTATCGTGAACCCGCATTGCGATTTGGAAAAGGTGCTGACTTTCCTAGGGGCGGGAGAGGACGTTTTCATGGTCGGCCCTGCCGGGTCCGGTAAAAGCACCATCGCAGAGCATGCCGCAACGGCCCTGAGCCTGCCGTTCTACGGTGAAAGCAAGGTTGAGTTCGCCTCTACTCTGGCGGGGTACAAGAACATCACTACAGGCGCGTACGTCCGCTCGAATTTTCGGGAAGCGTATGAGCATGGTGGGGTTTTCCTGCTAGATGAGGGTGACGGCTCGAATGCAGGCGCATTGCTTTTCATCAATGCCGCCCTGTCCAACGGATGGGCGCTTTTCCCCGATGGGCGCGTACTGAGGCATAAGGACTTCGTGTGCATTGTCGCCGCAAATACCTATGGTCACGGCCCCTCGCGCAAGTACATCGGGCGCACAAAGCTTGACGGTGCTTTTCTCAATCGGTTCGCAATCCTGACCATCGGTTATGATGCAGCACTTGAGACGATACTTGCCCCCTGCAAGGATTGGGCGCGTTACGTGCAGGCGGTCCGTGCCGTTGTGCTGGACAATGAGTTCGAGGCGATTGTGTCGCCCCGCGCCACGTTCAAGGGCGGTAAGATGCTCGCCCGTGGCATGTCATGGGAAGATTGCGCCGAGGCGTATATCTGGCAAGGCATGAACGCAGAGGACAGGCGCACCATTGAGGCGTCCGTTCCGATGTCACGTTTTGAGACTTCGATCCTGTAACCCAACGATTGCTTTAAAGGTACTTATCATGCGTGAACGTCACGACAGCAAAACTCTCCGGTATCGCTTCGACAGTCTGCAAGAGGTGCAGAGGTACATTGAGGCGACTAAGCGGACATGGCGCACCCGGTCATCCGAGGCGAACCCGCCTGAGATGTCATGGGATTTGGAGGCCGGATATCACGGTGCTTTAAAGCTCGCCCGCGATGGTTGGCGCGAGGGGGCGCAGGCGCTCAAAAGCGCACTGGTTCGCCTGCCTGCTTTGGACCCTGCCCCCGCCCTTGTGTATGATACCGACGGCATACAGGCGGACATCGGGCGCGTATGCGCGGGGGTGCCTGAATGCATGCTCAGGCCCTCGCCTGAGGCGCTGGAGGGGTCAACGCAAGTCATCACCCTTGCCGTGGCAATCAACGCCTCAGGCGGTACAGGGGCGCGGTACATGGCGAATTACGGTACGGCCATTGCCCGGTATATTGATGAGCTTGAGGCGCAGGGGCATCAAGTCGAGGTCATCGCCGCGATATGCTCTGAGGTGTCCGGCATGCGTGTGGCTCATACTTGGATGGTCAAGGCGGCAGGCGATACCGTGAGCCTTGCCACGCTGGCATTCAGTATCGGTCACCCTGCCGCATTCAGGCGCTTTGGGTTCGCCCTTCGTGAACGTCTGGACAAGGCCCTAGTCAAACCCTCTGCCGGTTACGGTTACTCGGTTGACTTGACCCTTGCGGACCTAATCAACCCCTCGCCCGGTACAGTCATTCTCAACGGTATGAAGAATGCCGACAGTATCGCCCGTACTACCGAGCATGCTCTAGCAGCAATCGGAAAGCAGATTGATGCAGCACTAACTAATCCTGAGGCGCGTTCTGCCTCTTGATACTAAGGCGGGGGCATCTCACCCCCGCCCCTACTCTCAGACTTGAAAGGTCACAGTTATGAATACCGAACGCAAAGTACATGCCCTGCCGTTCCCTGCCCTTACCGTTGCGGAACGTCACCACTACCTAGGCCTTGCCCGTCATCACTTCCCCGATGATACGGTGAACTATAGCGCCTCAGGGAATTACTTGTCCGTTAGCGGCACGTTCCTATGTGAAACCCCGAATGATTTGTACAGTCTCTTGGCTCATGCTCGCGACCGCGACTAACCGGCCCTGACCTAGCATGCTTTAAAGCCCCTCGCCCTTATCGGCGGGGGGTTTCTTGTTTTGTTCTCATTCAGGCCCGGTAAGTTTCAAAAAGCAACCGTCTAGGAAGCCCGTACAGCGCGAAAACAGGCCGCTAGGGTATCGGGATATCCCCCGGCCCTTTCGGCTCTCAGCGGGGCTTATTCTGCCCCGAGGCCCTATCCCCGAGGGGGGCGCACCCCCGCCCTCGCGCCTGACCCCCGCCTCCTGCCCCCTGAGGCCCTGACCGGGTGACCCTGACCCCCGATCACCCCCTTGCAGGCTCGCGCCTGTACGGTCACCCCCCGCCCCTGAGCCTGTATACTTTAAAGCATCTCATCTCTGAGGGGTCCAATCGGGGTTCCCGCTACATGCGACGATATAACATCACCTCACGTACGCGCAGGCGCGGGCGGGCGCGCACACGTACACGCGCATACACGCGAGCGTGCTTTAAAGAGTATTAAATGGGGACTTGGGGGCTACTAATGGGGACTTGACGCCTTGGACGATCCATGCTAGGCCGGTGGCGCTCAATAGTGAGCCTTGGAGATTTAGCCATGTCGGTCCTGACGAATGAACTACACGCACTGATCGAAGCATACCGGGTCAGTGAGACGCCTACGGACGCGCTCGCGCTCGCGGACTTCCTATCCACGCAGACGCGCAACCCCTACCTAGTCGAAGACCGCAAGGATGGGATGGTATATGCATTCGAGACGCTGGACGAAGCCCGCCAGTATGCCGATGTCTGCATTGACGCGCAGGCGCAGCCCAAGGGCGAGACGCCTTATGGAGTAAACCACAAGACCCGCAAGCTGATGTTCGTTGACGAGCAATCGCATTGGCAGTCAACAGTACGGGGAGCTTTAAAGCAAGCCAAGTATTAATGGGGGTATGGCAAAAATAATACTTGACAGGGGCCTCATCGCTTGGTAGTGATGGGGTCCACTCAATGGAAGGTCACTGAAATGTCACGCAAGGATTACGTACTGATCGCAGGCGCTCTCAAGCAGGCGATTGAGGAAGCCCACGGCCCCGCCGAGAAACTGGGCGCTCGCAACGCCGCCTGTCGTGTAGCGGGCAGGATCGAAGCCGCTAACGGCATGTTCAACCGCGAGAAGTTCCTCGCCGCATGTGGGGTACTTTAAAGATGCCCCGTGATAACTGCCGCTGTGGGTCAGGCTGGCCCTCCTACTGGGCCTATGATGCGAGGGGTATCCCGCTCGCCAAAGTGTGCGGTAAGTGCGAGGCCGACAAGCTCGCCACGTATCGCCCCGATGTTCTCACTGATCCCGGCTACTGGGCCGATGAACCGATTGATGGAGATGACTGGTGATATGGACTATCGCAGGGGGTGTCATCCTCGGAGGTATTGGGTTATTCATACTGGCGGTTATATTCGCCGTCATAGCGGAGGGTTAAAATGGAAGACTCTTTAAAGCGTTTCCTCATGGAAGCGGGTGCGCCCGCTACGGAGGCCGCTATCGTGTCGGACCTTGCAGAGCATGCCGCCAGCGAGGCCGCAGAAGGCATGAGCCGTGTATGCAACACCGCGCCCCCTGAGTTACGGGCGATGGTCATGCTGCTCGCCTGCCGTATCATTGTGGACAGCTTTAGTCAGTTCATGCATGCAGCATCGGCTGACGTACAGAGGCACCTTAGCGATGGCGGGTGAGTGCGGCGATTGCGCCATGTGTTGTAAGGTCATGGCGATCCCCGAGCTAGGCAAGGCTGACGGGGAGTGGTGCAAGCATATCTGTAAGAACCACAAGGGTTGCGGCATATACGAGACGCGCCCTGAGGTGTGCAGTGGGTTCCTATGCTTATGGAGGCGTGGCATGGTCCCGCCCGGTGAGAAGGCCCCCAAGCACTTGCGCCCCGACAGGTGCGGCGTTGTGTTTGGTGCGGGTACTCGCTTTGACATCATGGCCGCGTATGTGGACCCCGCCCGCCCGTTCGCGTGGAAAAAGAAAGCGGTATGGGATATCATCTATGCACTGGTGATGCGTGGCAACATGAACGTGGTGATATCTACTAGGGATACTTTAAAGCGTATCATCTTCTACAAGGAAAATGGGGTACTGATGAGGGTTGACAAAGCGTTTACCCCACCCGATACTGATGGTGTGCAGTGGATCATACACGATGAGGTGAATGACAAACCTGCACCATATGGAGGTCACTAATGCAAGTCATAGTAGCACCTGATGGTATCGGCGGCGAGAAATTCACCAACCGGGAGAATGGACGCCACGCTACCCTACTGGCCTCCCCTCGCCATTTTACCAAACGATACTGGCATGTATTTATGGGGGGA